AATAGTGGGGGTACAAAGAAACAAACTTTAGCGTTTGATCTTGCTTGCAGAAGAGGAACAGGTTTAGGTACTCGTTTAGCTGGAACTGATGAAGCAACCAAATTTAAAAAAATGGGAACATTAAATTTTGCTTCTAATTCTACTGGTAATCTAGAAGTATCATTAACTGCTGGATAGTATTAAAAAGTGTTATGGAGTATAAACATATAAAAAATATTACGGATATACTTAAAGATTTTTTTAAAAGAAATAAGAATCATTCAAAAACTATTCTTAAAAAACCTTTTACTGATGACGCAATATTCGACCCTGCTTACCGGTTAACATGGATAACACCAGACGGAACTCCTATATTCGAGGATAGAGTACATAGCATTTTCAAACGTGCATTAGATCATAAAAGAACCGTACTCGTAATTTTAAAAAAGTACTACTCGACTTTAAATCAAAAAGACAAACAGACTCTTTTAAAAACTTTTTTCGGAGATACACATAACAGTAAAGAGCTAGTAAATTTTTTTAAATCTGAAATAGACTATGCTAAAGATTTACCAAAAGGGCTATGGGGTTCATTTAAAAGTAAAGATTATCCAAAAATAATTAAACATAAGAATGGAAAAGTTTACCATGAAAAACCGGTTTTTAAAAACTATATATCAAGATTTATATCAGTTACCGGCATAGTAAGGTTAAGATTAAAACCTCTTCTTACTGGTAAACAGTCTCATGAACATACAGGGTTTAATATAGAAGCTCGTACTAAACTTACACTACAACAATCTCAATTTTTAAGGGAGTTTATTTTACTTAATAAATTACATGATAAAAGAAGTGTTTTCATAGATGATAATACACCATATAAGACAATCTCAAGTAGTTTAGGATTAGATATTAAACCTAAGTTTAACAGCTTCGGCCATGCTTATCGAATATTAGACTCTAAACAAATTTTAAAAAATAGCTTATGACAGAACCTACATGGACATACGACAATAAAATAGTAAACGATATATCAGATATGCCTGAAGGCACTTATGGATTTATATACGAAGTTCATCATTTGAGTACTAATGAAAAATACATAGGTAAAAAAGTATTATTCTTTGAGAGAAATAAAAGATTAGGAAAAAAAGCTTTAGCCGCTCTTAAAGAAGAAAGAGCTAAAAAAGGAATGAAAGGAAGAACTCCTTTAAAACAGAAAGTAGTTACTGAATCTGATTGGAAAGATTATTACGGCTCTCATGCTAAAATAAAAAAACTATTAAAAGAAGGAGGTAAAGAAGCTTTTACTAAAAAAATTTTACAATATGTTTCTAATAAAAAGCAACTTACATATTTTGAATGTAAGCACCTATTTATAAATGAAGTACTAGACTCAAGGAATAATTATATTAATGATAATATCCTAGGTAAATTTTATAGAAAAGACTTTAACTTATGAAACTAACAGATATTTTACTCAAAGAAGACGGTCACGGAGAAGGATATGAAGAAGGAAAAATAAAACTCATGGGTGATTTAATATTACCTATAGATAAAGAAAAAGTTCTTCAAGCAGAAGACGATAAATATAATAGAGGCTTATTAGTAACCAGTAAAGAAGATAGAAGCTATGATATAGCATATTGGGCTGATAAATTTGAACCCTACCCAATAGAGGTAGAGATTGATGGTAAATCAGTTTCTAAAGATGCTAAAGTTATTAAGCTAAAGTTTCATCCTGAAATGAAATAATTATGATTAAATTAAAAGAAATTATCGGATACCCATCATTAAAGTACCATCTAGACAATAAGCTCTCTTTACATGAGCATGTCTACCGTTATAACTCTGATGCCTTTATACAATTATTTAAAGAAGCAAGAGAAGCTGTTAGAGACGAGGCTATTGAGTTAGACGAAGCAGATAGAGACCTTATAGAGACGACGGATATAGGTGAATATGGTGATTATAATGGACTTAAAGTACCGTTAGATCTTCCTATGGTTTCTTCAAATTACAATCCTCTGTTCGAAATAGGTGCTTTGATCGATAATATGATCGAAAATGAAGACCTAATCGATGAAGCAGCTTCTATAGACGAAATGATAGACTTTGATATGATCAAAGAACTAGTAGAGTCGATAGGGGGTAATATAAACATGGATAAGTTTAGAAAAGCAGTTTCTATTCAAAACGAAAGTTACGATTATAATGGATTCGAAATGCTTAAAGCATCAGTTGATTACATACCCGAAGCTGAATACAGAGGAAAAAAGGTTGCTCTTAACAAACCTAAAAGAGGTGGAAGTAAAAAATTCTACGTCTACGTTAAGTCAAAGAAAGGAAATGTAAAAAAAGTTTCTTTCGGTGATACAGGACTTTCTGTAAAACTTAAACAAAGAGGAGCTAGAGCATCCTTTGCTGCTAGGCATAAATGTGCTCAAAAGAAAGATAAAACTAAAGCAGGTTATTGGTCTTGTAATATTGGCCGTTACTGGAAATCATTAGGCGGTGGATCAAACTTCTCAGGATACTGGTAGACTTAGGAAATTTATAGAATTTTGTAATTTAAATTTCGATAACTCTTATAACTTAGGAGGGAGTCTATGTGATTACTTTTTTATAGAAGACTTTAAACTAAAAGACGTTAACGATTACGATGTAGTTTTAGACCGTAATAAAATTGGTCTTGACTATTTAGAACATTTAAGAGATGTAAGAGAATTGAAATACCAAGGAGACTTACGTTACATAGGTGAAGATAGTAACGCTCAACAAGTTTTTAAAAGCAAAGTTGTACTAAACTCAGACATTTATACTGTAGATTGGATTTTCGGACACACCATAAAGCTTCCTCAAGAAGTAGTTGACATTAGGTTTAGTGGTATAGACACTAGAGTTGCTAGCAGAGATCTAAGAATAGCTTTATTAAAAAATCAAGCATCTAATAAATTTCAAGAAATATTTTTTCAAAATAAAGGTAAAAAGAAATTAAGTTCGTATATTAATAAGACTATATTATGAAATATTTGATTACTATATTACTCGGAGGAATAATCTTCGGTCAAGAATTTAACTCACAAGATTTTAATTCTCAATTTAATACTGATTTACAGGTACTGCAAAGAGAAATTGCAAGACAGTATACTCCAAAAGAAGTCGCTTTTATAGGCAATAGGTACTTTTTTGAAGAACCCCAACCTGCAATACTAGAATTGTATGATGCAACTAGTCCTATAAAAGTTTTAACTAACTTTAATTTAATAGAAGAAACTTTCGAAATAGAAACTGATTGGAAACCACTTTCTATATCTTCTGATAAAGTAGTAAAAGTAAAATTTGAAAATAATACTTTTATTTCTCTAAATGGTAAGTTTTACGAATTACTTTATGAATCAAGTAAAGACTTTAAATTAATTGCAAATACATATCTTAGAATGGAAATAGCTCACTATACACCAGGTATTCAAGAAAAACCAGACCCTACTTTTAAAAAGAGGAATGATTTTTTTATATTCTATAATGATAGATTAATAGAAATGGAAAGATCTAGAAGTTATATTTCTAGAATGTTTGGTGATAGTAACATTAAAAAAATTAAATCAATAATGAAATCAGAAAAGATAAAACCTAAAAATTCACTTAAAGTAGGTTTATTGATAGACAGATTTTATAATGATATTGAACTATGAGCAAACCCTACACTCAGGTAAAAACTAAAGATTATATTATAAGAGAATTTTCTAGTAATACACCGTCATTTGAGCTAGTCTGGCATAGAGACAAAGAAGACAGAATAGTTCAGTGCCTACATGATACTGACTGGAAATTTCAACTAGATAATCAAACACCTAAAAGATTATCGAAAAATAAACTATTTATACCTAAAGAGACATATCACCGTTTAATAAAAGGAACTGGTGATTTAAAAGTAAAAATATATGAAATGTAATTGTAATAACTGTAACTGCGGTAAATCATGTAACTGCAATTGCTGTGATTGTTAAGAAATGAAATTAAGAGACATCATACTTAGCGAAGCATATATTGATAATCTTGCAGGTCAGTTTGCAAAAGCTTTTCCTCATTTAAGATTTGATGTTAAATTTGGAGAAAGAATAGATGTTAGAGGGTCTCAACAAGATTTAATGAATTTTGGTAATAAATACGACGGTGAAAAGTATGGAGAATTTTTAGATTATGAAGTATTTCATACCGATGATGATGATAGAGGAGAAATAGTAAGAATTATAAAGGTAAAATAAGTTGACAAATGAAACTAGCAAAAGTTATTTTAGAAAGCAAAAAGGTTGTTACTAGAAAATCTTTAACCCTTACAGAAGAGGACGTAAAATTATTGTCAGAAACTATATCTAAAAAGCTATTTGAATATATCGATGTTGAAAATACCGATATACTTAATAAAGCGGTTCGATCTGCTATAGACGAACTTACTGAGATATAAGTTGGTAGTCTGAATAATTATTCTTATCTTTATGTATAGGTTACGGACTATCTATGGACTATACATTTTTATTAGGCTCAATTGAAAATTTATTGGGCAAAAGCCACAAACGAGCTAGAGACAACTTTGCGTTTCATTGCCCTTTCTGCAATCACAGAAAACCCAAGCTTGAAATTAACATGTCTACAAACGAACATGGGAAAAACCCATGGGAATGTTGGGTGTGTGAAACTAAAGGAACTACAATACGCTCTTTGTTATATCAGTTAAAGGTACCTAAAGCTAAGTCTGTAGATATACTTAAATACCTACCTAAAGGCTCACAAATAGAGTATAAAGGACTATCTATTATAAAGCTACCTGACGAG